TTTGTTGCTTCTGAATTTCTTTGCTCAGTAGTTAAAGCTGATTTCTGCTCAGGGTCACGCAACATTTCAATACTTTGTTCAATTCCCGCCCAGCTTTCAGGCGAATCTTTTTGTAATATCAAAGAGTCGTAAGCGGTCAACTCTTTATTCTCATTTATTAATTTCTTAGCTTCTGCTCTTGCTTGTGGGTTTTTAATATCACCCGCCAATACAAGCGCAACATCAAATTCCTCATTACCTAAAGCGTTGTTAATGTCGTTACTTAAAGTTTGTTCATTATATTCTCGCTGGTCTGCTTCTGCATTAGCTGTTAGCTTTTCTGTTTGCACATCAATAAGAGCGAGTTTGTCTTCTAACCATTCGCTTCGTGCTTGGTTGTTACTAATCTTCTCAGACTCAGCCATGACTTTTTTTGTCATTTCTTGCTGATAAATTTGTGCCTTAACTTCAAAAGCGGGTATGTCAACCCTATCAACTGATTGTTCAACACCGTTGATTATTTCTTTATCAGTGCGTCTAACTTCTATCCCTTCGGGAATGTCTGAGGCGCTGTATGACGGATTACTTAGGAAGGTATCCATTTCAGCTTGTGAACGTAACATTGACAAGTTAACCTGCCTTGTTTGCTCTCTGGTGCGCTCCTGCTCTATCTTATCAACAGCGCCACCAATGGCTTGACCTATCTGCGAAAAGCTTTGTGCTTTTTGTGATTCATAGGCGGCAACGCTTGGCATCATAGCCAAACCCCTTACCCCTGTTTTAACTGCGCCTGGTAATTTCATTTAGGGAACCTTTGGCGCAGGTGCGCTACTAAATAAGCCGCTACTAGCAATTTGACTAGCACCAGAAAATAAGCTTGATATTGCTTGATTTTGAAGTTGCTTAACTTGTAATTGCCCACCCATTCTAGCGGCTTTTACTTGTTGCGCCCCTGATTTTTTAAGCCAAGCGAGTTGTGCTGCGTTCTCTTTCTTGGTGTCGGCAATCGCTAAACCTCTCGAGCCTGTGGATTGTACGCCACTAGCCGCACTCATAGCGCCCATTAAGGACTCGCTGTCAGTTATACCTACTTCAAGCCTACGCTCTTCTTCTGCGTTGGTTTCCTTCATAGACTTTATGTTCATAGCGTTAATGCGCTTTTGTTTTTTAGCTGCGCTTCTTGCGCTAGCAAAGCCGAATAAAGAGCCTCCTCCGCTAATGATTTCACCCCACATAATAAACCCCTTAAAGTGTGTTTTGAGTCATTTTACCAAACAACCCTGTAATTGTTAGTTTATACGGCAATGACTGCGTAATTTTTATACTTCCGTCATTGTACCCTAAATTATTGACTGTTACATCACCCGTCAAATCTGGTTGCCTAAAGCCCATAGGCGTTTCAGGGTAGCGAACCTTTTCACGTCTGCCGTTAATTAGCGGTACTGCGCTTTGGTAAATCCTTGCGGTTATCTCGCTGTAACGTTTTTTATAACCCATGCTTGAACCTGCTTGTGATCCTAAATCAGTTTCAAGCGTAGTTATACTTATAGGCATTTCTAACCCTATAATCGCTCTATCTTCAAAGTAATTTAATACCCCATCACCATTAATATCTAGCGTTATATTGGGATGCTGGTTATCATTTATTTTAACTATAACCTCTTCCCCTGCTAAATGTGGAATACTTACATTAACGCTACTAGTTTCGACTGCGGTGTAACTATCCATATAGTCTGTCCCTAGCTCTTCTAAGTAAGTAACCGTTGCGCCGTTAATTATTCTTTGCACTGTTAACGATAAAATACTAAAGCCTGACCTTTCACTAACACTGATTCCTAATACATTAGCTATCGAGTGTTTATGCCAACCCATAACACCGGTAGTAGGGTCATAAGTACAACCTATTAAACTACCATCATCAAGTAAGCACCATATAATAGCTTCAGGGTTACGAGCATAAGCAATACTGATAATCTTTTTACCTTGCGTTAGGTTCTCAGCGGTAAAGCTAATCTCATTCGCTCGCCATTGGTTTTGATCTTCTTGGTAGCGTATGGCTAACAGCTTTCGACCATCACCGGAAATAAACATAATCATACTGCCAACTTGAATACTATTAACAGACTCACCGCCTTCAGCACTTTGTTGAGCAACAAAAATATCATCAGGGGTTATTAATCCTTGTGAGCCGTTTATTAAAAACTCACCTGCATTAGTACCTATAACAAGATTGCCCCCACCTTCCATCCAGCGAATACGACCAGCTTTAGACAGTGAAAACTCTAAACCGTCATTTGCTTCTGTCCCTACTGTTAGGTTTTCTAGCTCATTCTCGACCGTTGTTTCATCGTTAGACTTGCTAGCCCAAAATGTTTGCGGATTGGATTGAACACCAGCCCACCAACTACGACCTTGAAAAAAAGTCAATGCCGTAGGGTAATTTCCAGTCACCCATGATGTAGGCGTGCCACTTAGGGAAACAACCCCAAAAGACCATGTGTTGGTGTCTAAGTCATAGTTAAGTTTTTGCGGCGCTTTATCTTGGCAAAGAAAATACATACTAAATTCATTCGGGGCCATTTCAGTCTGAATGGTTCTTATATCTTCTGCGCTCCAAGGGTGTGCGAATTCAATCGCACCACTACTTGTTAGTGCTGAACTAGCTGATGTTAAATTTCTCGTACCAAATATTGTATCTAACGCACTTGGCGGGGCTGCGCCGATATTAATATTATTAAAGCATGAAAAAGTTATCCAATAACTTGTTACGCCGTTAGGGTTAAAAACCATCTCACCATCATCAGTGTTAAAAAGCTGCGAAGCTAAATCATTACCGCCTGACGTACTACCGACACTTATAACCATAGCTGATTGAGCGCTACCACTACTCATAGATGATACAAAACTTATTGTTCTATCTTCGTTTTCAGTGCCTATTGGTACATTGACAAACTGAGATACGCCCGCTGAAGCGCCGTTAGTTATCTTTTGAGGTGTCAATAACGCAGCACCACTTGACCAACTAACAGTAGATAACCCAGATGTAAATATTTTGCTCCAACTACCTAAACCAACATTAAAACTAGTATTGGTTAAATCATCTTGGAACACCGAGCCACTAGCACCGCTTACAATTAGCCGACCATCTTCTACGGCAATAGCGCTAAATGCTTCACCTGTTACATTATTGGGTATTAGTTGAAAAGGGAATGGTCTAGCGTAGTTATCACCTAGACTTTCAAAGAATTGCGTACCGCTGCGTGACTCCATAGGGCCATGACGTGTCACAATCATGTTGTCACTGTCTTTTAGTCCTGAACGGTATTGCGGTAAATCACTTCTTGACCAAAAGCGCGGTGATAAAATACCACTGGTAAAGCTTGTTTGTAATGGGTAAAGGTTCATTATCTAGCTCGCGCTCCTATCAGTACATTAGAGCGTAACACTTTTGTACGTCCTGTCATACCATCGCTCGCTGCAGCTTCATCAACTAGAATTTTATACTCACTAAGTAAGTCTAATTTAAGTTGTCTATTAGCTGCTACCGGTATAGCTAATCTCGCACCAAGGTAAGCGGCTAATGCTGCTATAAATGAATCAGTAAATCGGTTTGGGTCATTAACTTCCTCAATATACTTTACCCACACTTGACCGCTTGTATCGGCGCTAATGTATTCGCCTTCTTGCTGCCATTGTAAATTGTTCTGTGTATAGCGAGTGTTTGTATTGCCTCGCTTGTTATCCCACACTTCAATAATACGTGAACAATCATCAGGTACTTTAAAGCTTGATTGAAAACCAAAAGCAGGTTCAACGGTGGCAGACTCGGCAACCTCAATACGCTTTGTTGCAAAGTTCCAGTCAACAGCCTCTAGCACAAAACCCAAAGCATAAGGGTAATGTAACCGGCAAAGGTCAGCACCCGTTGAGTTCTCCAATGGGTCTACGACAAAGCTATCACCAACCAAGTTAAGAGCCAAATTCCATATATCAACGGTACTAGCCATGTGCTAATCCTCTTTCTTAGCTTTCGCTTTAGCTTTCTTTTTCTTTTTAGGAATGAATGACTCTACAATAGGAAGCTGAACTTTTAATATCAAACTTATTTCGTAAGCGTCTTTACCCGCTTCATTCATCTTTTTAATTTGTACTTGTTCAAGTTTGTTAACGCCTGTTTTAAAGCCGTTACCTGCTTGCTTTGGAATAGGTTTCATAATTTGCCCTTAATTCTTTTTGCGTAAGTTTAAACCTAAATTACAATCATAAACCGTAATTGATGCGTTATTTTCACTAGCAACC